CAAAGATTCATCGGCTCACAGACTTTGTCTGACACCGACTTTGATGCATATTATCAAGCTCTTAATTTGAGCTAGATATCGTAATAACCTCGCAATGCATAGGGAGACTACCATGCAATCAAAGAAACAAACTGTGCTCTTTGATCCCGATTCTTGTGCCAAAGCACTTGAATCGGCTCTTAAACGCGATCTTCCAGAGAACACGAAGTACTCTCTGGTATCTAAGAACCACGCATCCACTTTGTTTTCATTTAGGCAAACTCATGACTTACTTAAAAAGTACAAGTCGAAGGCGCCGTCCAAGACGGACCTCCGACAAGTTGCGATCGATAGCTTTAAAAATTCTATCGCTCGTATTAGTCATTTTAATTCCTCCTGCGTCTTTCCAGACACAAGAGGACGCTTGTCTAGGGACATTAGTCGACGGGATAGAGTATTACTCAAAGCTCGTAACTTTTGTCACTCGCTACTTGGACCTCTAGATTTAGAGGACTGGTTCGCGGAATGCAAACACTCGGGAGGAACGACTTATGGTCTTTCCTACGCTAAAACAAGTCTACTCGACAAGTGTAGCTACCCGATGTCTTATAGTGGTTCTATTAATAGACTTTTCGATGCATATTTAGAGTGGGATCCGCAATTTGCTGATGCCATTTCAGAAGTGAATAAGAATTCTCTTCATAATAAATATTGCTATACAAAAGGATCGCGTACCACGACTGTAGCCAAGGATGATACAAAAGATCGAACTATAGCCATTGAACCTACGTTGAATATGTTCTTTCAACAAGGATTAATGGGATTATTGTACGATCGATTGAAATCATTCGGGCTGGATTTATCAAAGGTACCTTTTAACCATCATGCAATAGCGTTTCAAAGTAGTATTACTCAAGAGTATGCTACTATTGATTTTGCTAGCGCTTCAGATAGTGTATCATTAGCTCTTACAGAGTTTTTGTTACCTCCTGATTGGTTTTCTGCGTTGATGTCTGTAAGAACATCTTTTACAGAGATTGACAATGAATGGTATGAGCTAAGCATGCTTAGCACAATGGGTAACGCAACCACGTTTCCTATTGAAACTTTGATATTCGCATCACTTATATGTGCCGTTAGTGCACCGGATACTCTTGCCCAAATTTGGCCGTTCGATTTTTCGAACGGTAAATGGGGTAGTGTATTCGGCGATGACTGCATATGTAAGCATGACACTGCTGTTGAGTTCGTCTCTATCGCAGAGTCATGTGGTTTTCTCGTAAATAATGAAAAAAGTTATTACGGGAATGAACCATTTCGCGAAACCTGTGGCCACGATTACTACGATGGTCGCAACATTAGGCCTTTTTACTTAAAGGCGCCTACAAACTACAGGAAATCGTCAATAGAGCCTTGGTTCTATGTGATATGTAATTCTGTCATTGAGAAGTATATTTCATACTTCGGACAACTTACATACATATACCAGCCAGGATTTCTCGACTTTTTCACTGAGTTCGTACATCAGAATAACATTTTGATCAAATGTGTACCTGATGACTTTCCAAACGATTCCGGTCTAAAATTGCACGGAGATGTTAGAATGCTTTCATGGTTACTAAGTAACTTTAGAAAGAATCTTGCGCCTCTATACGATGATAGACATGGATCTATTCGTTTTCTTTACTGCCGATTTGTCTATCAGCAGCCAAGGAAAAGGGTTGACAAACTTGATTATTGGAACTCATTAAAATTTCCAAAGGATCAATCTGTTGAACCTCGTGCA